TTAATTCAAACAATTCAAAGATCAATGTGACGGTTTATTATCCCAATTACAAGTTTCTCACAGATTTGAAAGAAAAGTTTGATTTCTTGAACAAATTTAAGATTCAATATAAAGAGAGAAATTTTGTGTCTGTATTGATGAAAGATCAATATGGGGAGTATGATTTTGTGCCATTAGATATTAAAGTTCCAAACATTGAAATTGGAATGAATTACGGAAAGAAGTTTGTTTCAGTATATGGTGAAACTGTTGAAAAACTTAAAACAAAGCACAAGGGATTGTATATGTTCCATGGGGAACCAGGCACGGGCAAAAGCAGCTTTGTAAAGCACCTAACAAGTGTTGTTAACAAAGAATTCATATTTGTTCCAACCAATTTTGTTGAAAAGGTTATTTCTGATCCTGACATTTTCTCAATTCTCATCAAGAAAAAGAAATGTGTCCTTATTTTGGAAGATGCTGAAAAGATTCTAATTTCCAGAGAAAGACAAGATAATGAATACATTTCCACAATTTTGAACCTTTCAGATGGCATTCTATCCGATATGCTAGAGGCATCTATTATTATTACATACAACTGTGATGATACGAAGATCGATAAGGCACTGAAGAGAAAGGGTAGAACGATGGTAGACTATAAGTTTGATAAATTGTCAGTTGAAGAATCCAAAGAACTCGCTAAATCATTAGAGATGGATGAGAATAAAATCGAGTCCATTAAAGAACCAATGTCATTGAGTGAAATATACAATATGAGCACAAAGAACAAGTTCTACGAAGAAGAAGAAAAAAGCGACAGAATTGTTGGATTCGGAAAATGAGTACTATCTACGGTTCAAATAACAAGAAAACATTCCTTGAGCTTCAGAAATTGAATCAAGGAAAGATAAATGGCAACAATGCCATGTTGTTTTTGAGCGACGATAGATATGATGTTTATAAAGTTCATACTTGGGATGAATTCAAGTTTCCCAGAAAAAAATACCACACTTATTTGGGTATAAGTGAAAATAAAACAAAGACATTTGATCCAGACAATATGAACCCATCTCTCCATGTTCAATGGATCGTTTCTTGTTGCGGAAAGGTCACAAACAAAGATGAAATTATAGATAATTCTGACAAAAGTATGTCAGATTCAATTGCACAGACTCATGCAATTGTTGCATTGCTCGATTATGTTTATGATCAAAGTGATTATATAGATTCTAAAGTTATCAGCGAAGCATTATCCATGGTTGAGGGAAAATATGCAACATGGATACACAATTGTGAAAACGGAAACGTCTTTATTGCAAAATGCAATTATGAATTATATGCGGATGTTTACGAGAATACTTTTTCCAGTAAACCAATGAAGGGGCTAGAACCCCTGCAAGATGGTGAATTGTATCAATTAACAAGAGAGGGTATTACACCCGTTTCTTTTTTTGATTACTCCGACGATTAATAGTCGTTTTCTAGATTGCCTCTTTCACCGAAATCGACTCCCATGCCGCGAAGAATATCCTCGGCCTTTGATCTTTCAACGTCCCTTCTCATTCCAGAACGGAAATCTTCTCTTTCTTTGCGGGATTTTTTACTGACATCGAATTCCGATTCACCAGTGAAGTCATCGTCATCGAAATAATCATCGTCATCCATGCTTTGGAGAACTTCTGCTTCTTTGTCTTCCAATTCATCGGAAGACATCTCTTCTTCGGAATAAACACCAGCAGCCAAAAGATCGTCATAAATCGAAAGAGGAGTGTCTTTAATTTGATCTTCTTCTTCCAATTTACTGTTAACCTTTTGAATTGCTCCCTTAATTGCGGAAAGAACATCAACATCCTCAACGACATCAGGCATGTTTCTTACAATTTCACGGAGCTTTGCTCCAATATCAACGGAAATTTCTTGTGATCTTACGATTACGTTTTTCTTAGGAAGTTCAATTTTCTCATCTTCCATGCCATCAACATCTTCAACATCATTTCCTAAATCACTATCTTCCAGATCTTCACCGGAGATTTCTTCCTTATCTTCAATCTCTGGAACTTCATCAGAAATTTCAGGCTCGATTGGTGATTCTTCTCTTTTATCACCCTCCAAGCTCTGTTTGAACTTGTTAAGGATGTCTTCTCTGTAGGATTCGAATATTGCGACTTGATCTTTATCTTTCATAAATGTTGAATTATTTATAGTTTGGTGTATGATATTTTTGTGAAAATTATTGCCTGTAGTCTATCACGAAGCCCCGATCCCTGTCAAACAAAAATTTACAGAAGCATTCAGAAGCTTAACAAGCATTCTGAACAAAAAATAGATTTAAAATTATTACACAATAATACCAAGCTGGGAATGCCTCAATATTACAACAATTGCATTGACACCCATGGGGAGTTGTGCGATTATATGATCTTCGTTCACGATGACGTGGAATTTGTAAACATGGATCTAGCATATCAAATAGAAGAAGGCATGAAGAAATTCGATGTTCTTGGTGTTGCGGGATGTATTAATCCCCAAATCAAGGATATCAACCTTTGGCATTTGATGTCAGATCGTAGCAATTTGAGAGGATTTGCTGGACACAGCTGGGAAGGCACTGATAATCAGATGCTTTTGACCGTTTTTGGACCTTCTCCTGCAAGAGTTGTCATTATTGACGGCGTGTTTATGGCAGTTAATTGTAAAAAAATCCTACAAACGAAAACAAGATTTGACGAAAATCTCATGTTCCATCATTACGATATGGATTTTTCCAATACTTGCAACATGAACAAGTTGAAGATTGGGGTTTGGCCTATTGTGGTCGATCACAGCTCACCAGGCCTCAGGGAATTTCACGACTCTTGGAAAAAATCAAACGAATATTTTAAAAACAAATGGATAAAAATGCTGCAAAACTAGATCTGGACTTCTATGAAAAAGTTATTGTTTACAATTGTGTTTTTGACAATGGATATCTAGCGTCTGTAATCGACCATCTAAACGACGATCTCTTTTCCGATAAGGATATCAAATCCGTTGTCGGAATTATTAAGGATTTTTATTACAGGAGAAGCGAAGTTCCAACTCTTAATGAAATTAAAAGTTATTTGAGCGATCCGAAACTCAAAGAGTCATTCAAAAACGTATTGCTCAAAATAAAAGATTTTCAAGACACAAAGTTCAACAGAGAAGAGCTTTACGAAAATACAGAGACATTTTTGAAACAAAAATCAGTTTTCAATGCCCTTTTGGAAGCAGCTGAAAAGAATGATGATGGAAAATTAGACCCCTCGGATCTTCTCATGAAGATGGAAAAAGCGGTTGGCATTAATCTTTCTCCTTCTCTTGGACTTAATCTTTTGGATAACGTTGATTATTTCATTGAGGAGTTATCTAAAAACGAAAACAAAATATCCACAGGATGGAAATGGATGGACAACAAGCTTGGTGGAGGTTTACTGGAAAATGGTAAAGCTCTTTACATCTTTATTGGCGAAACAAACGTTGGTAAATCCATCTTTCTTGGAAACATTGCGGCGAATGTTGCAATGCAAGGTAAAACAGCATTGGTCATTTCTCTTGAAATGTCTGAAATCATGTATGGTATGCGATTTGCATCCAAATTGACAAAGATTCCAATGTTTGAATTAAAAACAGATTTCGACAATCTCAAAGAACAATTGGAAGATGTTAAAAAACAAAACAATAAATCCAAGATCCTAATTAAAGAATTTCCCCCATCGACCCTCACCCCATTTCAAGTATCCGCATATTTGAAAAAATTGAGCCAAAGAGGAATTAAAGTAGACTGCCTTGTGTTGGATTATTTGAATCTCATGTCGAGTCCAAATGGAGATACGATGTATGAGAGGATTAAACATATTTCGGAACAACTTAGGGCTATTTCTTATACTCATAATGTTCCCATTATATCGGCAAGCCAAGTGACACGCTCGGCTTTCTCCAAAGATAATCCAAGTCTGGAAAACATTTCAGAAGGCATAAGTCTCGCAAATACAGCAGATGCTATTTTCAATATCTGGCAAAGCGATGAAGATAAAGAAAATGGGTATATCAACATGGGTATTGCAAAGAATCGATTTGGTCCAAACTTTGGTTCCACACTTCTAAAGATTGATTATACGACCCTGACTCTGGAAGAAGAGGACATTCAAAATGAAACAGAGGAATTAGTCGATTTCAATAGATCCATAAAAGCACTTGAAGATTAATGTACTTGCACTAAATTATAGAACAAAATGCAAAGCAATAAAAAAATTCATGTTTTTATACACGCTGATCTAGACGGTTCAGCCTGTTATTTGCTTTTGCATTGGTATCTCTGGAACACTCCTTCCTATACGATGACAAATCACTTGAATATGAGAAGCGATGTAAACAAGTGGTTGATGAAAAATAAAATGGAAGATTACGATGAAATCTATTTTGTTGCCTTGGACACTTGTTCTATTATGGATTTGGTTGATGAACCAAATGTCCAGATTTTCGACCACCACCAAGAAGCTAAACGTTGCAGGGATTCTTATAAGAATGCAAAGGTTGAAGTGTTGGAATTTGGTTCAACGGTGTTGGGTCTTTATAGATACTTAAAAGATAAGCTTTCGGATCGAAAAATAACAACGGAACAAAGAAAATTTGTTGCACTTGTGGATGACTATATTTCATACCGACTCATAGAAAAAGATTTCTCTGTTGGTATAAACATGCTTTATTGGAACTACCAAGGAGACAAGACTCAAAAACTCAAAGATAGATTCAATGACGGTTTCAATCAATTTAATGAACAGGAACTAAAAATTATTGATTTCTACAAGAATAAAATCAAAAAGATTGTGGATGCATCTGAGTTCTATGTGGGAGATGTCAAGATTCAGGGAGTATTTCGTAAGATTATTGCAACATTTGCTGATACTTGTATCAATGAAGTTGCTTCCGAATTGACCAATTTGGGATATGAAATTGCAATTGTCGTGAATTCAGAAACTCAAAAAGTAAGTTTCAGAAAAAACCATCATTCCAATGTTGATTTATCAAAGGTGGCCCAAAGTCTCGCAGATGGTGGGGGATATAAAAACACAGCGGGTGGAATTATTACTGAAAAATTCATTTCATTCACTAAATTACTAGACAAGAAACAGATCAAATTATGATTTCAGAAAAAGAACAAAAAGAAAAAGAACATATATTCAATTCATTTTGCAGTTTTGTGAGTATATTAAACAACAAGAAAATGAATTATGCATCGATCCTTCTTTCTTATATGCAGGACAAGAAGATACGTGATTTTTTCAAAATGCTTCACAATATCGACAATGATATGTCCGCAATCAGACTTTTTCTGGAACACGATTCCACCTTGTATAAATCCAAATATGTGATGAAATTTGTTAATAACAAGAAGAACAAAAAAGTTCTGGATTCTCTAAGGTGAGAAACATCGAAACAATTTACAATACATTTCTAAGGGTAAGCAGGAGCAGAAAGAATCAACCCTATAAATTAAGAAAGGATTTCTCCGATATTCAAAACGAGGAGAAATATCCAGTCCTTCTTAAATTGCAGAATTTCTTCAATAGAAATCCATATGTTAATTTGAATGATTTTTTTGAAGCCCCATATGAAGTATATGAGGATGAAAATAATTTCAATTTGGATTTTTACTTGAGCCAAAAAGCGGTCAAGATATACAATCTTTATCAGAAGAAGAAACTATATTCCGACCCAGATTCTGATATTCAGAGAAAGGCTGTTATTGATGGATTGTCTTTTATATATTCCTTTTGCAAGGAAAACAAAATCTCATTGGATTCTTATCTGAACCATATGACAAATGGGATGGCGACTGTTTTCCTACATCTCAAAGAAAAAAACATTTCAATTTATAATTGTCTATCTTTTGACAATTTTCAGGAAATTGTTAATAAACACAACTACGAACTCTTGGAATTCATGCTGGGAGATACGATTTCCAAACTTTCCAACTTTCGTACAAAATACTATACATCAAAGAAATGTCTCAAGATTTCCAAGGATGGTATAAAAATATTAAAAGAAAAGCTTGCAATAACTCAGAGATGAGGTATTCTAAAGACTCAAACTATATGAGTACATTCAACACAAAAATGTTCGACAGCATCAAAAACGCGCTCCAAAAGAACGCAACCCAATCAGGAACCAAAAACATCATGAAGTTCGAGAAGGACAAGACATATACCGTCCGTCTCATTCCCAATGTGTCACAACCCGAAAAAACCTTCTTTCATTACTATACCTATGATTGGAGTTCTTTCGGAACTGGTCAATACACCAGCGTTGTGTCTCCTGCAACATTCGGCCAGAAATGCCCTATAACTGATACGAAGTATAAGATTCTTCGTAATGGTGATGAGGAAGAGAAGGCCAAGGCCAACCTCCTTCGCCGTAACGAGCGTTGGCTTGTTAACGTCTATGTTGTAGATGATCCAACAAATCCAGAGAACAACGGAACTCTCAAGATTGTCCGTTATGGCAAGCAACTACATAAGATCATTTCTGATGCCATTGACGGTGAAGGATCGGAAGATTTCGGTGCAAGGATCTTTGATCTCTCTGAGAATGGTGTAAACCTTAAGATCAAGAGTGAACAGCAAGGTGATTATATCACATATGTTTCTTCCAAGTTCACAATGCCAAAGAAGATCGAAGGTCTTACTGAGGAGAAGATGAATGACGTTTACAACAATGTATTCGATCTTACTTCGATCATTCCAACCAAGTCTCATGAAGAGCTTCTTGAGGTATTGGATGAACACTTCTTCACCAAGAGGACACTCTTGAATGAGAGCAAGAAGCAAGAGGTTGTGCGAGAGGTTCAGAATCTCTCCTCAGAGCCAGAGCCTTCTGTATCATCCAGTTCATCTACAGATGTGAATGATGATGAGAACATTCAAAAACTTCTTGCTGATCTAGACGCCTAATATGGATCTCACCCAAATCTCACCAGAAGGGGATTTGCCACCTAATCACCCTTTAGTGTTAGAAGCACTAAAGGGGATTATAGCTGGCCCAATCTCGGAATTAAGGACAAAGGTTGATTCCTTGATAACAAATCCATCCAATACTTTGAGAAAGGGTGAAATCAATTATCAGAACATCCTCCCCCAAATTGTTCAAAACGGGAATCCCCAACCCGTTTTGGACAATACTTCTCAGATTACCAGTAATATTTTGAACCAAATTGCACCTGTTCATTATCAAGGACATGTGCCACAGCAACCAGTTGTTCATAATATTCATCCGCCCGTTCAAATTCCTCAAGTCCAAGCTCAAACTCCAAAAGATCCAAATCAAATGGAGCTTCCCCTTTTCAAGCCATCGGAAGTTTCCGATCTTCATAGTAAACTTTTTGACATTGAGAGAAAACTTGATATAATTCTAAAGCATGTCAAAAACTCTAAAAATTAAAAACAAGGGAGTCTTTGTAAAAAACTTCCTTCTCCCTATTTCCAAAATTTCAGATTCCTCTATTTTGGAATTGAAAGAGGAAACGCTGAGTTGTAAGGTTTGCACACCGGACAATTCTGTGATCTTCTTCACACAATACCCTATTGAAAGTGTGATTGATGAAAATACCTTGCTCAATTGTCCAGATATTAAGAAACTCACAAGGGCAATTGATGCAATTGGTAAAACGGAGGAAATTAACTTTGAGGTAGAGAATAACAATTTATCCTACAAAGATAAGTCCATACGTTTCAAATACCATCTACTAGAAGATGGTATTATCAAGCAACCAAAGTTAAATCTCCAAAAACTCGATGAAACTCAATTTAATACAAGTTTCATTTTAAAAAATGATCAAATAAAAGAATTGATCAAGGGTTCTGTTTTCAGTTCCGATTCCAACAAGATATATGTTTCCACCGATAGTGAAGGTGTTTATGCGGAACTTACTGATAAGACACGTAATAATATAGATACCATCACTTTGAGAATATCTGATTCTTATGATGGTGAGTCCGTAGATGCTCTTCCTTTTAGTTTTGAGATATTTCGACTTATGGAAATATCCAATAAAGACATTCTTGTTAAAATCAATGTCAAATTGGGTCTTGTAATATTTGAAATACTCGATAATTACAATAAAATGTTATACGTAATGTCATCACTTATCAAATGAAAACAAAGAAAAACAAAAACTCCCTTAAAACTCCAAGCTATTTTATCAAAAGACTGAAAGACTCTGGATTCATAGTATGGAAAATGTTTTCCGAATATGGTGAACATGATCCTAGACGTTGGACCATTTTGGTTGATCCAAGTGGCTCTTCTGTTTTCATCACATGTTATGAAAATAAAGATTTTTTTGGCGATGTTTTGTTTGAAATCAATGATGGTGGCAAGAAATTTGTTAAAAACTTCTCTATTAAAACTGAAAGCTTGGAGGTTATCGTGACCCATCTTCTTTCAGCAGGAGTTAGCAACAATGCCAATACAAGCCCTTATTCGAAGGCTAAATATGATAATGGAGAGCAAGGACAACAACGACAAAAAGAAACCAGTGAAATCGGCTTCGAAGAATAACGAAAAGATCACAGCCTTGGATAAGGCTCAAATCAATGAGTTGTTGTCACAATCCATTCAAAATTACGTTGAAAGGGTTAAAAAAGAAGCTAAGGACATTGATGTAGTTGTCGATAGAATTGATACTCATCTTTCGGAATATCTCCAAGCATTCATGGTATTTGGTTATGACATGAAGGGTCAACCCGTCTGTATCCACCATGCGGTTAATCAAATGGATGCGGATGCCATTAATTCTCTTGTAAACAGAATTCTCCAACAAGGTCTTGAGTGATGAAATTCCGAAATCTCTTCAAAAGAGAGAGAACCGTAATTGACAGGGGTTCCAGTTATGGTGTTTTAAAAGGAGATTATCACGGTGAGATTTTTGTATTCTTTGAACAGAAGGAAAATAAAATGTTTTTCGTGAGCTTGCCAAAAATGGAATTGCGGGAAGTTGAAACTTCCAAATTCTATATTGGCTTGGGTGAAAAGATATTGGATTTCATCAATGTTTTACCAAAAGATGTATATAAAGTGATTGAAGCCCATGGAAAAACTCTTTTGACATCCTAAATAGTTTCATGAACAAAGTAGAACCAAGAATTATCACTTCCCCGATTTCCGGTCAACCATCGGTTCCCCGTATCATTGAAACCAAAGTTGGTAACAATCTTGTGAAAGAAGCACACTGGTTTGATCCAGCATCTGGCACTTTCATTCGTAAGGGAACTATTAGCGTTACGCCGATCTCTCAAGAGGAAAAATAATCCTTGACTTGATCCAAGCTCTGGATTAAGATGTGAGAATGGTTACATTACCAGAAGAATTCGTCGTTTCCAAGTTTTATCAGTTTGCGGGATCACCGAAGCATAACAAGGGTTCCAATACATACCAAGCAAGTTGCCCCATATGCCGTGAGGGTAAATCTTGGTTGAAGAAACAGCGTTGTTATTATATTGTGAAAACAAATTCAATATATTGCCACAATTGCGGTTGGAAGGGCAATCCTGTAAATTGGATCATGGAATTAACTGGTGATTCATTTGCAGATGTCATGAAAGAATCAACAGAGTATGACAATGTGAATATTGAGCAATTTCACGTTAAAGTGAACAAGAAAAAGGTGGATTATGATCTACCATGTGATTGTATTGACTTGGAAGACGATGAACAATTGCAGTATTTTGATGATGATTATGTGGTGAAAAAAGCAATACATACTTTAAATGATAGGGGGCTTTTGGTTGCAGCAAATAGACCCAAGAAATACTATGTCACCCTTAATGACTATGTTCATCAAAACAGGCTCATTATTCCATTCTATGATGAAAATTCCAAGGTTATATTCTATCAATCCAGAAGGTTGCTGGAATCGGATCAAAAACCCAAATATCTATCCAAGAAAAATGCAGAGAGGTCCGTATTCAATATAGATAATGTTCAGGAGAAAATACCTTACATTTTCATCACAGAAGGCCCACTTGACTCCACATTCATAAGAAATGGAGTTGCATTGGCTGGAATATCCGAATCAGGATCGGAAACATTTACAGAAAAACAAAAAAGCCAAATGCAATTGTTTCCTCTACATGAGCAAATTTTTGTATTGGATAATCAATGGAACGATGCAACTTCCAAGAAGAAAACCAAATGTTTGCTGGATTGCGGTAAAAAAGTATTCATTTGGCCCAAAGAATATGGAAAGTTCAAGGATCTGAACGATGTATGCATTGCATACAAACTATTTGAATTTCCCTATAAGTTTATTCTGAAAAATTCCTATGATGGAATGACAGGGAAGATTAAATTATCAGAGATTAAGTGATTAATCTTGATCTCCAGCAATCAAATAACCTTTGAGAGCCTCTGCAAGACCGCTGAGTTCCACGGCAATACGTGAAATTCTACGATGCTCTGATGATGCAATCTTTTCAAACAAGGTATCGCAACCAGCATTGTGAAGTTGAGCTTGAACGGAGGTATCGTTAACTCCGTTTACATATTGAACGAATCTTTCAATTTCAGAAACCCATTCGGAAAGAATGCTTTTTTGTTTTGCAAGTGATTCTTTTCTGATCACTTCTACCTTGCCAGCATCGGAATCAAATGAACCAGCGGGAGTTCCTGCATCAAGCTCCGCAGACATTGCAGCATCCTCTGCTTCTGGAGTCACCTCAACAGGAGCAGCCTCAACTTCGTCTTGTTCCAAAAGTGTATTGAAATATTTTTCGTAGATTCCCATAAGATTATTTAGTAGTTGTTGCTAAATATTTATACCAAATGAGAGAAAAATTTAACATTCTGAAGGAAGATGACCAAAAAATGTATAACAAATGGGTCAAGGGCATTGCAAAACAAGATGCACCTTCTCAAGTTATTACAGTTGATGATGTTATTAACAGATATCGCAATACTCTCGACCACAATGCTCCCAAACAACTTCCATTTGGGTTGGATTTTCTTTTAAATCAAATTGGTGACATTCTCACTAAAACAGCAAATATTAGAGTCGATCTGAGCCGTGCATTGAGAAATCCTGTAATCTATCAAAAGAAGCATAGAATTGATGCGGTGGAAAAATTGAATGATAAAATGGATCAGATTCAGAAAATCCTCTTTTCCACAACGGAAGACATGAACAACATAGTTGAAAATCCAGAAAAGGATGATAAACTATAATTCATGCCTAAAGAAATACTCAAAAAACTTCTCTACAGCCTCGCTATAACTATTTGCGTTTCAATTCTTGGCGGTCTATTCTGCCTTAACTTCGGATTCAATTTTTGGATTACATCGGCATTCTTCTTTATTTTACAATTCATTGGATTCTATTTTTATGGAGAACATGTAAAAAGAAGAAATGCATTGATTGAAGCTGAATTTGAAATGATCGCCGCCGCTGAACTTGCTAAAATCACAGCAGATGTTGTTTGTCCTTGTGATAAAAAGGTTCAAACAAGAATTCCCATTGAAATGAACATTGATAACTCCTATACCTGTTCACAATGTAGTAAAAGAATTGGTGTTATTTTGGATGTAAAAACAGCATTAAAGACGGAACCCCTGCAACAAGATCCTTTGGTTAATCCGATTGTGGTTAAAAACGTAGAAGAGGCATTGAAAGACCCAACTCACAATGATCGAATTTGATGTCCAGAAAAACACTGGAATTGGTCCAGAGAGATCAGAAGCCGATTTACCCAAGGCAGATGATATAAAATTCTTTTTTGAATCCCATTTCAAAAAAAATGTGGATCAATACATGATTTTCAAGAAAAATCAATTCAAGAATCCAAACAAGGAATTCATGAATGATTTTATAAACAAGTTGGAGAGCTTCATCAAACAAGAGAATAAAGATGAAGCAAAACAACAATCTATCAATTTAACATTTGATATTCTGAAAAACTCCATCAAATTGCTAATGGAGAGTAATTCGTTGCCAGATAATGATAAAGTGAAGGCATTCTTTGTTTCCTTCGTTCTTTCCAAATTTTTTTCTTGATCTCTCCTTAAGAAAAGTCCATAATGGTCGCTCAATTATGGAAAACAAAATTAAATTCAAAACAAAAG